TACTATAGGTCGCAGATTCAGCAACTCACCCCAACGACAGAGGAAACTTCTAAAAAGGACACATCCACCGAAACCTGTCCTTCTCAAAAGGACAACGAATGGCGAGAGATGGGGCTAATTGAAGGTCGCAAAAAACCCAAGCAAGGTGCTTGCGGCAAATCTGTTTACCAGTCACAATCCGATTGTGACGAAGCAATTAAACACCGACTACGATCAAAATTTGGAGGCACATCATTCCTCCGCGCATATTTCTGCGAAACCTGTGCCGCATGGCATATGTCCAGCAGCCACACCAAACTAAACAAATGAACCCCGACACCACAACAACGCCGAAAACGGATTCTATCATCTCCGCAATAGACATGGATGCCGCATTCCAAGACCTTTGCCGCGAGCGAGAGGCACGCCAAAAAGCTGATGGAAAAAACGAACTGCTAATTGAGTTGTGCGAGATGGCCTTGTATTATTACGAACATGACGAAATCCGTTCGCAGATTCGCAAACAATTAGACTTACTAAACCACAACCCGAACAATAAACCCTCCTAGTTTACTGAAACACCACAAGTTTACTCACCAGTAAAAAGCTACACAACCAATAAAAACATCAACACCGCATTCAATAAACAAATGAACCCCGACACACCACGAACGGCTGCCTGCCCTTATTGCGGCAGCATGGACATAACACCGCTTCCAACTGTGTTACGAGAAGCGATGATTAAAGCCGACAACTATTCCCAAGAACTTGCTCGTACTCAAAAGAATTCTCGTGCGGTAAGCATGGAAAGGGACAGTTTGCTCGAGAAGTCACAGAAGCTAGAGGCCGAGCGAGACGAGGCAAGAAAAGCTCTGATCATGAACCTACAAACCACGGGAGGGATGCCTTGGCGTGAGTGGAGTGCCGAGTGCGCCAAAGAGACCCGCCGTGCCGACGAGAATCTTGAACGAGCCGAGAAAGCAGAGGCCGAGGTCGAGAGGCTGGAGCATGAACTTCGATTAGCCGTCATGCTTGCGGAGGAAGTGGCAGACGAGTGGGTCGATCCCGATTTTTGCGGTGATTCACCAGAATTTATCAAACTTAGATCCAGAATTAACCAGATCAAAGAAACCCTCAACCCCACCGACAAATGAAAACAACCGATACACCCCCTAAAAAGCTAGAGCAAAGAAATTCTCAACTCATAACAGAATACAACGAATGCTGTGACGTGCGAGATTCATGGTGCGAGGAGTATACCAAAACCAGAGATCAACTCATCGCCGCAGAGGAATCCGAAGCCGTCTGGAAAACTGTAGCAGACAAGGCAGACCAGCGGAGGTTGGAAGCAGAGGCCGAGGTCGCAAGGCTCCGTGAGCTTCTGAACCGAGCGATTGAGATTGCGGATGAGTTTTGGAAAAATCAGAAACAAGCGGTCACCGTTTGGCATGGTGAGTTGGCGGATGAGCTGGAGGAAATAAAAGCAAAAGCCCGACTAGCCCCCGCGCCAGAGGAAACCCAAGACGGGGCAACGATGGACGAGTGGTACTACGGCTTCTCCAAGATCGAAAACACAGAACCCACTCCAAAATGGCGAGAGCTTGGCCCTGACGAGTTGATTCAAGAGGGGGATTAGGAAGAATACACCGATGCGTGGGGAGAAAAGATGTGGCTGAAAGTAGTGGATTGCAAGAGAGATGGAACTAATACGAGGCTCCGCACCCGCCGACCGTTGCCTCCTGTAGTAGATCAGACGCAATCCAAGTGGTTCAAGGCATCAGCGGCGAAGGCCAAAGCAAATGAGATGAAGCCTGAGATCACAAATCGCTCACAGGAATCTCATTCCGTTAAATGGGTACTAACGATCACCCCTCTTGAGGCACAGCTAAACTACATCGAGCACACCGTTCCACCCCACCCATGAGCTTCAAGCGCATCTGCACGGCCACGATCCTCGGGAAGCGTTGGACTGTCGGCTTCGGTTTCCCCGGCAAGACCGGGGGGATTGTCGATGACGGATCCGCCGACAAGGATCTCCGGCGGATCGTGATCCATGCCGCCCGGAATGGCCGCACCCGTTCGCTCGTGGAATGCACCGTCCACGAGCTGCTTCATGCCCGATTCCCCGACATCGAGGAGCAGGCCGTGACCGAGTTCGGCGAGCTGGTCGCCCGCGTCTACGAAAAGCTCGCCTCCCATGAATAACCCCCAACCAACCAAACCAACCAACAACCAAATGAGCGAAAGCAACCAACCCAAGGGCACCTTTGTCCTCTTCAAGAACATCAAGAAGGAGGGCGACCACCCCCGCAAGCCGGTCTACTCCGGATCGATCGAGCTGCCGGACGGCACCAAGTTCGATCTGGCGGGATGGATCAACGAGGGCAAAGTCGGCTCCAAGATCGAGGGCCAGAAGTACATCAAGGGAGAAGTGAAGGAGCCCTGGGTGCCGCAACAAAAGGTCGAGAGTCGAGAGTCGAGGGTTGAAAGCCAGAAGCCCACCCCATCGGAGAGCAACCTCGCCAATGACGACATCCCGTTCTGAGGAAAGCCTCTGACCTAACAGTCTAACAGTCCAACAGCCTAAACCCCTTCCTTCATGCTCCAAACTCCCCACCCCGTTCATCCCCTGGTCGAGCTGATCGGTCGCCGCAAGGATGGACGGATCGCGGCCCGCGTGGGTGAGCGGGAGCGGATCTTCACCAAGGATCAGCTTGCGGCTTTCATCACCGCGAGGGAGGAGGGGATCCGGCTGGAGAAGGCCGACCCCCTCCGCTACGGTCATGAGCCCGCCTCCTGGGTGCGTGCCGATGCGGAGCGGGCCCGGCTGCGGGAGAAGTTCCCGGTGGGGGTGATTGAGGAATGGAACCTTGGCGGGAACCGCGCAGGGAAGTCGGAGCGGGCGGCCAAGCGGATCGTCCAGCTCATGATCGAGAAGGACTTTGCCAAGGTCTGGTGCCTGCAGAGCACTGAGGCAAGTTCGATCGAAAACCAGCAAGGCCTCATCTGGAAATACCTCCCGACCGAGTACAAGAGCGAGACGGGGAAACTCCGCCAAGGGACGACCACCAAGATCAACTATTCGGTGAGTGGCGGATTCACCGAGAACAAGCTCGTCCTGCCAAATGGCTCCATGTGCGTTTTCAAGTTCTATTCCATGGATGTGAAGAGCGTGGAGGGTGCCGAGCTCGACTGTGCCTGGGCGGACGAGTTGGTTACCCCGGACTGGCTTGAGGCCCTGCGCTACCGACTTCTGACCAGGAATGGACTGCTTCATGTCACCTTCACCCCGGTGGCGGGTTACACCCCCACCGTCGCCTCCGTGCTCAATGGGGCCGTGACTACGGAAGAGACCGAGGCCGAGCTCCTGCCACGGATCACGGGCGAGGGATTTGAGAAGGTCCCGCTGACCCAGCAGCCGGTCATGCGGAATGCCGGGATCGTCTACTTCCACACGCAGGAGAACCCCTACGGCAACTACCCATCGCTCAAGGTCGTGCTGGAGGGCAAGAACAAGGAGACCATCCTCTGCCGCGCCTACGGGGTGGCCACGAAGTCGAGGGTCAGCCGATTCCCGCGCTTCCGCGACGATGTCCATGTGGTCGATCCCGAAGCCATTCCAAAAGATGGGGAGGGTAGCAACTACCACATTGTCGACCCCTGCTCGGGTAGGAACTGGTTCATGATCTGGGTCCGGGTCGATATCCGTGGTCGGCTCTTTGTCTACCGGGAGTGGCCGGACTCTTCCCGCTACATCACCGGGGTCGGTGTGGTCGGTCCTTGGGCCCTGCCGAGCGCGAGCAAGGCCGACGGCGACATGGGCGATGCCCAGAAAACCTTCGGATGGGGCTTGCAGGAGTACAAGGAGGAGATCGCCCGGCTCGAGAATGATGAGGTCATCCGCGAGCGCCTGATGGATTCACGCTATGCCTCCAGCGCCACGATCCTGCGCGACGGAGTCACAACCCTGCTGGATGAGTGTGCCGACATCGACCTCGACTTCAACCCCACCTCCGGCCGTGCCATCGATGAGGGAGTGGATCTGATCAACAACGCCCTGGCCTACGATCCCGACAAGCCGGTCGGGCATGGGAACGAACCCCGGCTCTATATTTCACGCGACTGTGCGAATGTCATCTACAGCTTCAAGGAGTGGACCGGCGCGGACGGGAACAAGGCCGCCACCAAGGACCCGCTTGATTGCGTCCGCTACGCAGTGACAGCCGAGCCCGAGCTGCTCTACGTCGAGGGAGACATCTTGAGACCAACCCAGCACCCAGGGGGGGGCTATTGAATTTAACTCTTCTGCGCCTCTGCGCCTCTGCGCGAGTCTCCGTCGTTCCCCCATTAAGCTCGGACATCCCATCGTCTACGCTTCCGGCGTATGTCACTTGCCAACGACGGAACCGGATCGAAGATCGAACGCCTCGGAGCCCTGGATTCCGGGGGAGATCTTAGCGAGAACCTCGCGATCCTTTCCACTGAGCTGATCCAGTCGACCCGGGACGCCTTCTGGTACTACAACCGCTCCGAGCAGGCCTACCATACCAGGCTCAATCTCTGGAACGGCCAGTCCGCCGACGGCCGCAAGCACGGGGCCGATCTCAATGCCCAGCCCTTCCCCTGGGAGGGGGCGAGCGATATGCGCCCGCGCATCATCGACAGCGCGATCAACGAGCAGGTGATGCTCATGATGAGCGCCTTCACCAGGGCCAACACGCAGGCCGTGGCGATGGACTCCGACGACATGGAGTACGCGGAGAAGGTCTCGACCCTGCTCAAGTATGTCATCTGGAACCAGATGCGCCCCCAGATCCGCCGCGAGCTCCAGCTCGCCGCCAACTGGCGTCAGACCTACGGGGCCTCGATCACGGCCGTCATGTGGGATCAGCAGCTTCGCCGGACGACTCAGGAGATCACCCTCGACGGACTCGCCACCATGATGGGTGCCACCGAGGACCCCCAACAGCTCGCCGCCGTCAAGCAGCAGATCACCGAGCAGGTGATGGACCCCCTCCGCGAGGAGGAGAATCTCCGCATCCTGACCGGGATGTCGCCAATCCTGAAGAAGGGTCCTGCCCGCGCCTGCTTGAAGGAGCTCCGCGAGACCGGCCGCTGCGAGATCCCGATCCCCGAGGTCTTCTCCGCCATGCCCAAGTGGAGCGCCCTGCTCCCGATGGTCGATGTCTTCTTCCCCTGCATCACCGACGACATCCAGCGGGCTCCCTGGGTGGCCCACCGTGAGCGCCTCACCGAGGGTGAGCTGCGCGACCGGATCAACACCCACGGCTACGACGCCGACTGGGTCGAGGAAGCCGTCAAGCGCAAGGGCTACGTCGTCGACACCCTGACCTCCAACCTCCTCCTCCTTTCGGAATCGCGCCGCAACTTCTGGGGCATCCTCGACTACGAGCGCCGCGACCTGATCGAGATCTTCCACTTCCACAGGAAATCCGTGGACGACGACGGCATCCCCAATGTCTGGAACACCGTCCTCTGCCTTGGCGTCCGCGACAGCGTGGCCCTCGACGAGGCCCTGCCCTACGAGCATGGCCAGTATCCCTATGTGGTCCACCAGCGCGAGCAGATCGCCCGCACGATCCTAGAGTCCCGGGGCGTCCCGACGATCGCCGACACCTGGGAGAAAGAGGTCAAGTGCCAGCGAGACGCCCGCAGTGACCGCACTTCCATTTCCGTCCTCCCGCCCATTCTTGTCCCCGCGTCTCGTGGCGCGATGAATCTCTCCTTCGGCCCCGGCACCAAATGGCCGAGCCGCCGCGGCGAGGAGATCTCCTGGATGCAGATCCCGCAGGGGGACGGATCCTCCATCGAGATCGAGCGTGCCGCCCAGACCACGCTCGACCAGTACCTCGGCCGCATGACCGAGAACTGCCCGCCCCAGCTCGCCCAGCTCCACCAGCAGGATCTCGTCGACGGCTGGCTGCTCGAGATGCGTCAGGTCGTCGGCCAGACCCTCCAGCTCTGCCAGCAGTACATGACCGAGGACCATGTCGTCCGCATCGTCGGCCCCCTCTCCCGACCCTGGAATGCCGGACGCAGCGAGGTGCAGGGAATGTTCGACGTGAGCCTGGAATTCGACATCCGCGACCTCAACCACGAACTGCTCAAAGAGAAGTTCGGCCTGATCCAGAGCGTCCTTGCCAATGACCGTTTCGGCCGCGTCGATTACAGCAAGTTCACCGAGCTCATGTTCCGCGCCATCGATCCGAACATGGCCGGGGCCGTGCTCCAGCCGATGGATCAGGCGACCCAGGCACAGGTCAGCGACGAGCAGAATGCCCTGACCCAGATGGTGGCGGGCATCGAGCCGCCGATGCAGCCCCAGAACGGCATGAACTACCAACTGCGACTTCAGACACTCCAGCAGAGCATCCAGATGAATCCCGAGCTCCAGCAGATGATCGCCGCACGGCCGGTGCTCTCCAAGATGGTCGAGAACCGGATCAAGTTCCTGAGCTTCCAGCTCCAGCAGCAGGGCAACGCCCAGATCGGACGGGTCGGCACCCAGCCGGTGCTGCAGGCGGTGCAGGGGAACCAATGATCCCGCAGAGACGCAGAGGCGCAGAGAAAATGAAGAAGTCCAAAGTCGTATCTAAAAAACCAACGCCTGCTCAAAATCTCCTGGCAATGTTTGAAGCTGCAAAATCGAAGAAATGAAATCTTTTCTCACCACTCTCATTTTCCTCCTCTCTGCGCCTCTGCGCCTCTGCGCGAAACCTTACGTTCTGAGGGCAACGCGCATGGATGACGCGGCCCTCGTCGGGGCCTTGGCCGTCGATGCCGACCACCCCGTGCTGCAGGCCGTCCTCGAAGTGATCGAGCGGGCGCGGACCGAGGCGCGGAGCGAGGCCAAGGCCATCATCAAAAGCGAGAGGGAGACCATCTTTGCACTTGGTGGGGAGAATGGACTCGACCGCCTGGAAGAGTATCTGCTCAACCTTCGTGCTGAAGCCATGAGGCAGAGGCAGGTCTGAGTCGAGAGACGAGGGTAACTGATCTTTGACATATTTGCCGGGGACGCCTGGCATTTCCCGATGCTATGGACGCAGGCTCTTTGAAGGGGCCAAGGTCAAAGCTCGATATGGCTTGCCCAGCCGGGAACCAATTTAATCTGGAACTCAAGAACTCAGGAAGGGCAGGCGGCCAGAACGATCCGTGACGTCGCTGGTCGGGCATAAGAGCCGCCTGAAAAGCTGAATGCATACTTCTTGGTCTCGCTGTCTTCCAAGTGCCTCTTCTTCGTTTTCTTCCTGAGTTCCTGAGTTCCAGATTCATCCCTTTCGGTTTCTTCTTGAATTTCCGCCAGCACGTTTCGACGACTGGCTGCCGGTCAACCGAGGACTGTTGCGCTAGGGCAGGAAACCGGAGGCGCAAGGATCGAGTAGGCTCTGACCGCGCTTAGGACGGGGGAGGCATTGAGGGGCGTCTGGAAATATCCGGATGCAGCGACCTGAACCTCCCCCGCTCCCTTGATGGCCCTAGACCCTCGACTCTCGCCCCTCGACTCACATTCATCCGCGGTGCGGATGAATTTCCCCCATTAAGCTCACCCCCTCGGTGACCGATACTCCCCCGCATGGGATCTTCCTGCGCTTCGATCGGCACCGCAACACGCGGGGCAAAGGCAAGTGCTGACAACAAGGCCTCTTGAGGGCCGTATAAAAACTCATGAGCGAAAGCACCCAAGAGACAGCAGCACCCGCACCCGACATCGCCGAAGAATCTCGTGATTCCATAAGCGATATCCTGGATCATCTGCCACCCGAGGTGGCTCAGGCCCTTGGCAAGTCAAAGGACTCCAAGAGCAAGCAAGAGCCCGATCCGACGGATGCCGAGACCGAGGAGGAGGATGAGGGGACAGAGACTGAGACGACTGAGGATTCCGAATCCGAGGACGACTCCAAGGATGAGGACAACAAGGATGAGGAGGACTCCGAGGAAAAAGACTCCGAGGAAAAGCCCAAGGGAATCGAGAAGCTCGAGAAGCGCATCGACAAGCTGACCCGCCGCCGCAAGGAGGCCGAGTCCGCTGCCGAGTCGCTCCGTGCCGAGAACGAGAGCCTGAAGGCCGAAGTCGAGAAGCGATCCGTCATCAAGCTCGAGGCCACGGCCGAGGATCCCCTCGCCGATCTCGACTCGATGTCCGAACTGGAAGCCAAGGTCAGCGCGGCCAAGAAGGTCCGCGCCTGGGCACTGTCCAATCCGGACGGAGCCACGGTGACCAATCCCGACGGCAGCGAGCGCTATGTCGACCGCGGCGAGATGGCCAAGTTCATCGCGCAGACCGACGCCCTCCTCACCGACCACGCCCCGGCGCGGAAGGAATACCTGGCCCAGCGCGAGGCTATCCTTCCCGAGGCCAAGGCGACCTATCCCGACCTCTTCAAGGTGGGATCGGCCGAGCACAAGGTCCTGGTCGACACCCTCAAGCAGGTCCCCGCGCTCAAGCGCCTGCCCGGCTACGAGATGGTCATCGGCGACGCCCTCCTCGGCATGAAATACCGGATGGAGGCCGCCCAGGCCAAGTCAGAGTCCCAGTCCAAGTCAGCCGCTGAATCGAAAGGCACCGACGCGCGCAAAGCAGCACTTGCGGCCCCCGCCAGCGCTAGGAAGGTGATCGCCCCCGCGATCCCCAAGCCCTCGGCAAGCCGCCCACCCGCCGCCAGCACCAAGGGGAAGTCAGGACGCCTCGACCGAGTGATCGGATCGGGATCGATGGACGACCTCACGGCCTACTTTGGCGGGTAAAACCCAAACAACTCAACCACCCAGCAAATCAATCCGGCCTACGGCTTCTGACCTAACAGTCTAACAGCCTTCAGCCTCATCACCTAAAAATATGGCAGCTACAAGCTATCTCAATTCGGTCGGCAAGAGGGAAGACCTCTCCGACATCATCGCCGTCGTCGACGCCAAGGAGACCGTCCTGACGTCCTCCATCAAGAAAGGCTCCAAGAAGCCCACCAACGCCTATGTGGAGTGGCTCGTGGATTCCTATCCCTCCACCAGCACCGCCGGAACCGTTGACGGAACCGAAGTCGCCTACACTGACGCGGCCGACTTCGCGGCCACCCGCTACCGCATCGGCAACTACATCCAGCAGTTCCGCCGCGTCCCCGGCGTCAGCCGCCTGGAGGAGACCGTCGCCACCGTCGCCGGTGTCAACAACCCCGATCTCCAGGGTGTGGCCGGTGCCACGGAGTTCGCCCGTGCGAAGGCCAAGGCCACCGTCATGGTCAAGCGCGACATCGAGGCAACCTGCCTGAGCGCCAATGGTGCCGTGGCCGGAACCGGCTCGGTCGCCTACAAGACCCGTGGTCTTGGTCAGTGGCTCAGTGCTTCGGCTGATTCCGTCGCCCTCGGTCAGTCCAACGTGCTGCTCTCCAGCTCCCAGATCTATTCGGGGAACCTGAGTGCCTTCACCGAGGATTCCCTCCGTGGCGTGCTTCAGCAGCGCTGGAGCGTGACCGGCAAGGGTGGGGACCTCCTTGCCATCGTCGGCAGCGACATCAAGAACGCGGTCAGCGACTTCTCCCGCTACCTCCCCAGCAAGACCAGCAACACCCCTGTGCGTTTCTACAACCAGGACGTGAACAGCAAGATGGTCAGCTCCGTTGTGGATATCTACAGCGGCGACTACGGCAATCTGGAGCTCCACCTGAGCGCCTTCCTGCCGACCACCCGCACGGGATACATCATCGATCCCGAGTTCGTGGAGCTGCGCACCCACACCGCCCC